TATTTTCATCATAACTCATCTTTAAAGAATGTGCTATTAAATCCGATTTAGAATTTTCAATTAGTTTAAGTATAGTATTTATATTATCAAAGTAGAAATCATCATCATCATCTATAAACCAAACCCATTTAGATGAAGAATTTTCAATTCCAAAATTTCTTGCAATACCAGGTTGCATTTTATTTGGTAAATTATGTATTACAACATTTTTATCAAATATTGATTCTACATTTTTGTTAGTTTCAGATACACCACTATTTACTGCAACTATTTCATAATCATTAAAATTTAATGTTTTAAAATTATGAGTTAATTTGGTTATAATATCTACCAATAAATCCGTTCTATTGTAAGAAGGTATTATTATAGAAAGTAAGCGTTGCATATAGTATGTTTTATAGTGTAAATATACGAAATATATTTGATAATTCCAAATATTATTGTTTGTAAATTTCGAATTTAGATAAATCTGGATATGGCAATTCTAAATCCTCATTTACTTTTTTATCACCTCTAGTTGTATAAAATTGGTTCATTAATAACAATCCCCTTGCTGCCAATTCAGGCATCATATAGAAATTCCACCCTAACATATCAAAGTGGTCTTCGTGATACGAACATTCTCTTCTACCACTATATCTTGCTCTTTTAAACCAAGCATATGCTTCATCACTATCCGTTAAAATAGCACCACCTTTACTTAATTTAAAATGTTTATAAGGACCTGTAAATGAAACACACATATGTGTTCCCTTTTTATACATATCAGCAGTGAATGATAATGCACTATCCCATACGTTACTTCCTTTTAAATTATATGCACCTTTAATAGTTTTACCTTTAACCGGTTCAAATTCTACCTTTAATCCAGCGTGAATGATTTCACAAGGTACTGATGGGTATGTTCTACAAGGTATTTTAACCGAATTATCTGTGATACTATTTTTCACATGATGCTCATAATATAATGCTAAAAATAATGCATTACTCATATTATCAACAGTTACCACATAAGGTGCACCTGTATAATCACTTAATGCGTTTTCAAAATCTTCCGTTATTTTATAAATTCCGTTTGCCATATTGTTATTATTTTATTTTCCGTATTTTTGCCAATCATTGTGTTTGAACAATCCTTCACCATGTGCAACACTATAATTTTGTTGTGCCCACCATTTACTAATGTTTCCTTCTAATGCAATACCTTCTCCTGCAAATGGTTTTACGGTATCTAAATAAAATTGTTTTTTATATAAACAAGGATTGTTAGTCCAATTACCATAACGAGACCCTGCTAAAAAATATTCACCAAATTGTCCAATATGCTGAGGAAATTCCTTTTTAGGGTCTAACCAATGTAATGAATCTAAAAGGTGAGGTGAGGTACATTCGATTTCATCATCGTAATAAGTTAATTCTTTTCCTTTATTTCTAAATGAAAAATGTGGATTACCTGGCTGTTCTCTATGTCTATATCTTACAACATCGACACTACCACCCAATAATTCTAATCCAGATTCTAATCTTTCATATGTAGTTTTTTTATTCTCTATTAAATTCCAATCATGTTCTAATACCAAAACATTATCACTTTGAGCAGATTCGGTCAATCTAATAAATGCCTGACCTATTCCAATATTTTTTTGTAAACCTATAAAATCTAAACTAAAATGATTTGCAATTTCTATATCTTGTGCACTTACTTCTTGAAATAAAATAGTAACATCGTTCACCATATCAAATAAACCATTTTCATAATAAGTACTTAAAGTATCTACAAGAACCTGCCCACTATGCCATGCCAATATTCCTATACTGATTGGTAATTTTTTCATAACTATGGTTGTTTAAATACTTCTATACATAATACATTCTTATCGTTTACCAAAATCATTCTACCATCACTTGTCATAAGTTTAGTAAACTGACCTTGCTTAATATATTCTGATTCTATATTTTCAAAAGTTCTTTTTTCTCCACCTATAAAATGTATTATTTGGGTGACAAACTTTCCTTGCGATTTAACGCTTGATTCACAATCTAATTTTAATAATCCCATTATTTAATTTCTTTAAAATTATTAAATTCCTTTATTAACTTATCTACTACTTGTATCTGTGTGTAATTATGCAATACTTTCATCATTCCATTATGTGCTATCCTTTCTCTTTCCTCTTCGTTTTCATTATAGTAGTTCATTTTTTCTATACAATCAAACATTTCATCGTAATACACAATATCTTCACCTTCTATAAAAATTTCCGAAAGACCCGATGCTTCATTTAATCTATCAGTTAGAACCATTTTACCACAAGCCATTCCTTCAAATAATCTACGAGTGATTTCTTTCCATCTACTGTTCTGAATAACCATTAATCCACTATTCAAAAATTTAGTATGTTCTTCTGCATCCATTCCGTTTTTATTACCAACTCCACCTTCTGCCCATCTTGTAAGGTAATCCAAAAATTCAGAATTACCATATCCTCTAGTGGTAACTGCTACATATTCAGGTTCTTTATTTAATGGGAATTGAACCGCAGTATCTGCAAAGTGATTTACCCATTCTGCATTAATACCCCTATTTTTATATTCTTGTGCCGATTGTTTGTCTGGTGTAATTGTATAATGAAACCTACTTGCTTTTGGATAGTTTCTTTCAAAGTTTTGTGGGTCATCTCCACTTTCTTGTATCCAAAATGTGTTTGGTTTTAAATTTTTATCTAACCATTTAGAATCAATCCTACCCCAATCCATAAATAATACAATATCAGTTGGAATATCTTGTTGAATCCATAATTGTAATTGGGAATCATCATTTGCCGTAATTGGAACTATTTCAGTTTCCCACCCTCTTTCTTTGAATTCGTTTAAGAGTGCTAATGGAGTAGACCATGTCTCACCATTTTTGTAATCGTATATGAATGTTATTTTCATAAACTATATTAATGAAGTATAATCTTCTCTTTTAAAATTTATTTCGTAAATATTTCTTTTTTGCATCATAGAATCATTTTCATCTTTATTAAATTCTGAATATGGTTTCCAATCTACACCCTTCTGTACATACTGTAATTCAGCATTCCATCTATTTTTCTTAACACCCTCTATATTTATAGTTTTTGCATAATCCGCTTTCATCCACCAAAAATTGCCAGAATATATTGTGTGATTTGAATTATTTACAGTTTCCAATAATACACCATATGTGTTAAAATCAGTTTTATCAAATATTCTAAATACATTTTTAATTCTTTCAATATTAAAGTATTGCATTAAATTTCTCCAACTTACTATGTTTGGATATTGTCCATCGTTTTGTTTAGATGCACCTTTAGTGTGAAGATACAAAATATAATCCGAATTTCCAAATATTTCTTTATCTTTTTCTATTAAATCCAAAGTAATAAATTCATGTCCTTTTGAACGAACATCTCTTATTCTATAATTTGGTTTTTGATAATCATAAAATCTTTTTATGATTGTATCAGTTGGTGAATTATCATCTGCTATTGAAATACCCACATTTAAAATAAAAGGCATATCAAAATAAGTTTCAATAAGTTTAAGTTGCTCATCTATAATAGATTCAACACCCTCAATTGAGTATATGTGATAATATATGTGAACCATTATAAAGTATTGTAGTAACTATTTTGTTTTTCTTGTCTATCAATTTCTTTAACGTGTTTGATACAATATACTTCATCACCTGGAAGATTTGTATAAGATTCAAACCCACCGATTCTTTCGTGAACTTTACCACTCCAACCAATTGTAGGTTTGTTTCTGTAAATACGAGTCTGTGCATCTGGAAAATTAACCCATCCATATTCGTTTACATTCCAACCCCATTCTTTAATATGCTTATCCGTTAAACCATTTACTATGTTTATACGAGGAACTAATATTAAATCTTTGTCTGTGTTTGCATCTAAAATTTCTTCTAAATTAACAATAAGGTTCTCATCTAATAATTCATCTGCATCTAATTGGAATATCCACTCACCTTTACATTGTGAATTTAAGAAGTTTTTCCATTGTGCAAAATCATTATCAAATTCCGATTCAATCAAATTGATTTTATCAGCATTTGCTTGCAATTCTAAATACTCTAATAATTCGGGTTGTGCTTTGGGTGTATCCAAAAGGACTACTATTTCGGAATTCTCTCCTTTATAGTTTAATAACTGAGTAAGTAATTTAATCGTTTCATCAAATTCATTACATACTGTAATTGCGTAACTTATTTTCATTATTCTTCTGTTTTTATAACTTCGTCTTCACCACCTGTTGTGTATGGTTGATATGGTTTATAGTGTGCCATTCTTGCCTGATGTTCATTCCACATATCTGCCGATGGTCTATATGTGTTATTTGTATAACTTATATTTGAACCACTAGGATTCCATTGAGTTGTTGAAGATGGATTATATGTAATAGTTCCACCACTTCCGGTTGCCACCGTCAATATTCCACTAGTTGTACCACAATGTATCTTATATGGATTATACGGGTCTGTTGATGGACCAGGTGTAATATGTGGTAATGTTACAATTGGTGCAGTATTCGGAATTCCAAATGGAAATCCTATTGGTTCTTCATCTTTAACCTCTGCCAATTTATCTTTTAATAAATCCCATTGTTTTGGAGTAATATTGTATTCGTGTACTCCTTCTGAAAATCCTTTTAACCAAAGGATAAATTCTTTTGATGTCATAACTATTGTTCTTTTAGTAACGATTTATTAGTTGGTTCTGCTTTTGGTAATTTGTTTTTAGGAACTAACTTAGTGGTATCCATATCAATATGTGTAATTTTACCTAAACCACTTAATTTATAAGTTCTATACGAATCATTTGATATTACAGGTACCGAACTTACTATTTTTTCATAAAAGTTTTTAGCACCACCTTTGATATTTAATTCAACATCTTCATTTACAAACTTACCAAAGAACTTTTTTATTAATTCTGGATTTACATTTGATACTTTAATTGCATGAACTATATCTTTTGATTTTGATACAAATAATGTATAAATTATAGGTGCAGATGATGCGGAATAACTACCTCTGTGTCCATCTATATATTGATATTCTTTGATTATATAAAAATTACCCCTAACCATTTGATTAGGAGTAACTTTATTTGCATCATCGATGAATCTTCTATATAGTGGATTGAAATTACTCATCTTTTTTTAGCATCTTCAATTTAGGTAATTGTAGTTGTTGAAACTTAGGTTGTACTTTAGTATAAATACCATATTGATTTAAAATTGTATCAAATAATTGAGTCATTTTTCCTAAACTAAAGTTCTGTTTATTCTGTTTTCCCAATTTAGATGATTCAACTTTGTATTTATCGTAATTTTTATAAACATCTTTAATTGCAGATAATGCTTTTGAAATATTTACATTAAACCACTTTGCCTCTTTTAATAAGAATTGGTCTGCTGCTGATTCATGTACTTCTTTTAATTCACCTTCTAACAACACTGCACCATTCTTTAAGAAATCTAAGTGGCCGCTCCAACCACTTACTATAACCGGCTTACCCGTCAAACTGAATTCTAATAATGGTCTACCAAATCCTTCACCCTTTGTAAAGTTCAACATTGCCTTTACTTTTGGATGTTCGTATAATCCATTCATTTCAGCTTCGGTTAAATCACCATGTAGTAAATAAATAGGAACTTGTCCATAATCTTTACCCAATACCTCTCTAATCTTTTTAATAGTTACCTCTCTATCCAATACACTAAATCCTGCTGAACTGGTTTTAAGAACTAATGCAGGTTTCTTCTTTTCGTTTTTGAATGCCATTGCAAATGTTTTAATCATCATTCCCACATTCTTTCTATCCTCACTTAAATCACCTCTCAACCAATGTCCTACGAATAAGAATGCAAAATCTTCTTTGATTTGTTTTAAGTCTTCCACATCCACAACTTCTTTAGTTCCAAAGTTTTCATTAAATCCTTCAAACAAAATTTCAACTGGTTTTTGGATTTTATGTTGTGCAATCAATTTACCACTTTGCTTATCTGTTTCATTATAAACAGTATCAACTAAACTTTTCTTTGAATGCTCCGATGGTGTAATGATTAAATCCATTCTATTACAACCATGTATCCAATCTAATGCACAATGTGTGGTTTCGATTGCTGCCGTAATACCAATGTTGTAAAACCCCACAGGTTGAAATTCATTTGGAACGGTAACTTGAATATAAATATCAGGTTTTTCTTGTACACCTGGAATAATATTATCAACTACCCATTTATGAAATTCATTATCGTAATTAAGAACATCCATTGGTGTCTGTCCCCAACGAGTGCTAATAATTTTAATATCAAATTTATCTAACTTATATAGAGAATGTAATAAATCTCTTGCGTGGTCACCATATCCACTCCTTGTTGCTACTGGTGCCTGAAATACTAATGTTGGTTTCATACTATAACTCTATTAACTTAAATTTTTTCTTTGGTGTCCAATTTTCAAATGCTCCCTCCATGCCATCTACTAATGTTTTACACATTGCTTCTCTGCTCAACAACCCATCTCCTAACATCCATTTTCTACCTTTCAATGCTGCCGCATCTCTATCCTCTTTTGGCATTTTATACCAATCCATAATTAAAGGTGAAATATCTTCAAAATCAACTCTATCATCAAATATATATGGAGTTGGAACTGAACCTGTTGTTGAACGAACTGGCCAAATTGGTTTAACCCAATCTCCCCACACTACGCCTGCTTTTTTATGTCTATCATGTAATGAACCAATCTCTACATAATCATCTGCGGTTAATAACTTACCTGTACCTTTATCTCTAAATCCACATTGGTCTTGTAATCCACCCGTTACTGTTACAATAATTGGAGTTCCTGCCATTACAGATTCTGCAGTTGCTAATCCAAACCCTTCGTTAGATGCTACATTTATTGTTACATCTCCTAAATTATAAAGATAGTTTAATTGTTCTTCTGTATATCTATTCGGTGCAAATACTACATTTGTTTCAGGTGAACAACACTCTGCTATGGTTCTTGGTAAATCTGTTCCATGCTCTTCTACGGGAGTTGTATGCATTAACAAACAAACTTTACTTCTTTGTTCTGGTGCTAAAGCCTCCACAAACTTATCGAATGCAAGAATTACATCTATTGGTTGTTTTCTACGAATATTTCTATTATTCCAATATAAAACAAAATCATATTCTTTTTCACCAAAGATTTCTTTTTTAAATTCGGCAGGTACTTCGATTGGTTTATACAAGTCAGAATTGATACCATGTGGTACATAACTTACTTGCCAATCTGCAGGTTTAACCCAATGTTTCTCTTTATCCCAACCCCAAACTCTACGAGTGATACCATATGTTTGTTTTGAGATACAACCAATCCAATCACAACTTTCGTAATAATCTCTGTTGTATTTTGGGTCTGGTAAATCATCCCAAATATGGTAAAAGAAAAGGGGTACTGATTGACGAATTTCATGCTCAATCTCATATAACCAAATCCAATATCTCGGGTCTGTAAAGTGTAAGATTGCATCAGGTTTTTCAACCATTAATAATTGACGAATAATATCCGCATTACCATAACCATCCGATGGATAAATTTTAACTGAAGCATCTGCTATACCTGTTCTGGTACGAATATCTTCGTTTAAATCTAAAACTTTACCTGATTCTGGATGTTTGATTGCTGCTCCTAATTGTACCCAATCGTACTTATCAACTGTTCCCATAACTAATTGTTTGGAAACATTAGCTATTCCACTAGCCATTCGGAGGTCATCCGATAATAATAGTATTTTCTTTTTTGCCATAACTTTTATTTATAATTATATGTATTGGAAATTTAGATTTTTCCATCACATATTCCCCTTTGGGAGAACTCACACCATTTACAATTCTTTTTATTTTTACCAGGATTCTTTACAAATTCTACTTTTCTGTAATCACCATTTTCATCAAATACACTATCTACAAATTCTCTAAAAGAAGTCCATGCTTTGTTTACAGATGGTTTACCACTTGCAGGTATATGCTTTGAAATACGAGGTATTGTATAATCTGTAGATTCTGATACTTTACGTTTTAATATGATGAATTCAGCATCAATCATATCTTGCGATATATTCAATAACTCTGCGTAGAATTTCTTATAAAGAAGGATTTGTGCGTTTTTAATATCATCTGCTTTTTGGTATTTATTCCAACCCATAGTAGATGTTTTAAAATCTATAATACGATAACGACCTGTAACTCTATTCCTAACTATTAAATCTAAAAATCCTAAAAAGCTTACATTTTCAGCAATTTTAGTATTAATTGGTTGTTCAATTGCTACCAACTCATCGTTTGTTAATGAAAAGAAACTATTGAAGTTTTTAGGTTTTTGGAAATAATCTAATATAAGATTCCCATCTTCTAAAAACTCAACTAATTCTTCCTTTGTACAAATAGGATTAGTACCATCTAATGATTCTTTTAGATATAACTCACGCATCTTCTCTTTCAAGAATGCTTTTGTATCCATTAGTTTATCTGCTTGTGATTTTGAAATACGCAAACACTTATCCAAATATGATTGGAGTGTTTCGTGCATTGCAGTTCCAAATACTAAATGGATATTTGATGTAGAAATGGACAACCCATCAATATAATTCAACTTATACTGATATGGGCATCCGCTCCACATTGAGTATTGACTAAAAGAAACTCTTCCCACTATATTTTAAGTTTAAGTTTGGTAATTTGTTTTGAATCAATACCATATTTTTCACAAATGAATTTAATGTTCTCTCTACCTTCTCTTGAGGAATATAGAATTTCTATGTAATCAATAGCTTGATGCTCAGAACAAATATAATCATTTTTTATGAGATTAACAAGCCATTCCTCATATTTTTCTCCTGCTTTTCCTTTAATATATTTTAAGTAATACTTTCCTTTAGGGATGATATTTATGTACAACTTATACATTTCCTTCGGTGATAGTGTTTGCGTTAAAGGAAGGATACTCGCAATGAGTTCTACCCATTCTGGTTTCATCGAAAGGAATCTATTAATCATAAAGTTACTCCAACTCTTAATATCTTCTTCTGATAATTTATCAAAGTAGTTTGGGTCTTGTTCCGATGTAATTGCAGCAATGTGGTCAAATAACTTTTTCCCTGCCATTATTCTACTATTGATGATGGTTTATCTCTTAATTCCAAAGGTAACAATTCTTGCAATGCTTTACCACATTGAGTACAAAGATACAGTTCAATTGGAATGATTGAATCTTGCGCTTGACCTGTTACTAATCTTGATAATTTTTTGAATCTAAATCCTGGCATAAATACTTTACTGCCGCATTCACAATCCATATCTCTTGCATCACTTATATTGATGCCCATTGGTAATCCTTGTTCCATTACTTTATAATGTTTAAAATTTGAATAATTGTACTCATAAATACGATTTCTTTATCTACTACTAATGCATCTTTGGATATACCTTCTGCAATAGTTAAGATTACATTTGCCGTATTACCTGCTGCGTATTCATCTACCTTATCGTATAACATAGAGTACATTTCAGAATAATCATTTAATCTATTATCAGCAACTGCTTGTCTGATATTCATAAACATATTTCTTTTGTCATCATTTGCTTTTAACAAATCTATCAATTTAGTTTGGAAATTAGATTCCACCATAATTTGATGGTCTACTTTCAACTCTCCTTTTGCAGATTGTAATTGGCAAGTATTTAAGATTCTACGAATATCTGGATAATATGAACTGATAATATCTGCTACATTTTTTAATTCATATTTGATATTTTCAGCATCCAAAATTTTAGTGACTTGAACTGCTACATCTTTCTTTGTAGGTGGTGTGATTGAAAATGTTTGACATCTACTTTTGATTGGGTCAATAATCTTTTCGTGGTAATTACACGTTAAGATAAATCTACAATGTTTAGAAAATGTTTCCATTAAGTTACGCAAGATTGCTTGTGCGTTTGGAGTCATATAATCAAACTCATCCAAAATGATAATCTTAAATCCTGCAAATCCCATAGAGGATGCAAAGTTCTTCACCTTATTACGAACTGTATCTACGTTGTTCTCATCCGATGCGTTAATAATCATATGGTCACATTTGATTGTATTTACAATAAGTTTTGCAAGTGTGGTTTTACCAGTTCCCGCTTTACCATGTAATAACAAATGTGGAATATCATTATTGTCCAAATATTGTTGAATGGTTTCCTTTACGGTTTCATTACCAACATATTCGGCAAGAGTTTGTGGGCGGTATTTCTCCACCCATAAACTATGCTCTCTTTTACTATTTTCGTTTGCGAAAAAACTCATCTTTTTTTATTTACCTGTTGAACCAAATCCACCTATACCTCTACTGCTTTCACTTAACTCATCTACCACTTGCAATTGAATAACCGGATGAGGAACTATAATTATTTGACAAACTCTATCACCAACATTATACGCAATAGAATCCAAACCATTCAATTTAATAAATGTTGCTTGTAATTCACCTCTATAACCTGCATCAATTACACCAACTGAATTACTTAGTATCAATTCTGTGTTTCGTATCGATGAACGAGGAAATACTAATCCAACCATACCATCTGGTATTTCCATAGCAATTCCCAAACCATAAGTGATTTGGAATGATGTATTTTCTATAATAGATGTTGCTACTAAATCTAATCCTGCATCACTTTCTTTTGCGTATGCTGGTTTAGTTGCCTGATTGTTCAGTAGTTTTATTTTTACTTTCATTTTGTTCTTTTCTTATTTTTTTAGTTTCTTCTGTAATTGGTTTTGGGAAAATTCTAAAAGTCATTCCATTTTGTTGGAAATTTAATCCTTCACCTTCTTCTGGTTGAATTTGTAAAACCAATGGTGCGGATTCTTCCCCTTCGTTTGCCCAAGCAAATACGATTGGTTCATTGTTAAAAAATTGAAAACACCATTCTGCATCTGCAATTGGTTTTGTTTTAGGTGCTTCGATACTACCTGCTTCTTGTTGTTGTAATTTCTCTTCTGAGAATAATTCTAATTGTTCTGCCATTTTATTTTTATTTAATTGTTTACAAATATACGAAAAATATTTTAGAAATCAAAGAACTTTTTTGCAGTTTGAACTTCGTTAGATGCTTTGTTCCATTTCAATGCGTTGTAAAAGTCATCTAATTTGTTTTCTAACTCTGCTTTGTAAATCATATCTCTATCGATATACTGTTCAATGAAATCCATAATCTCTTTTGGGTCGTTGTAATCTTTGAATGCAACTGTATCTAACCCTAATGGATTTTGTCTTAAATACACCCACTTAACTTTATCACCATCTCTAATTGGTTCGTGCTTAAACGGTGAATTAAAGAATT